TTACACATTTAAAACTACAACAAGTTATGTCTAGACTAGTTCCAGATGGTGTTTATTTAGACGCTGACGGTTTGGCTGAAATAGATTTAGGTAATGGAACTAACTACAATCCGCAAGAAGCTTTAAACATGTTTTTTCAAACAGGTAGTGTAATTGGTAGATCGTTTACACAAGATGGAGATGTGAATCCAGGTAAAGTACCTATTCAAGAAATAACATCTAGTAATGGCGGTGCTAAAATGCAAAGTTTAATTGGTACATATAATTATTATTTACAAATGATAAGGGATGTAACCGGATTAAACGAAGCTAGAGATGGTAGCATGCCAGATAAGAATGCTTTGGTTGGTGTTCAAAAACTAGCAGCGGCAAACTCAAACACGGCTACAAGACATATATTACAAGCTGGATTATTTTTAACAGCTGAAACTGCAGAAAAACTTTCGCTTAGAATATCTGATATTATAGAATATTCTCCAACAAAAAATGCTTTTATACAAGCTATAGGCGCTCATAACGTAGCTACGCTAGAAGAAATGTCTGATTTACATTTATATGATTTTGGTATATTTATAGAACTAATGCCTGATGAAGAAGAAAAAGCTATATTAGAAAATAATATTCAAATGGCTTTACAACAACAAAGTATAGAGCTTGAAGATGCGATAGATTTGAGAGAAATTAAAAGTGTTAAGTTAGCTAATCAAATGTTAAAAATACGTAGAAAGAAAAAACAAGAACGCGATAGACAGATGCAACTTGAAAATATACAAGCTCAATCTCAAGCTAACGCACAATCCGCGCAAGCATCAGCGCAAATAGATGTACAAAAAAACCAAGCTTTAGCTCAAAGCGACGCGCAACTAGAACAGGTTAAAAGTCAACTTGAAGCTCAAAAAATGCAACAAGAAGTTCAATACAAAAAAGAATTAATGCAACTAGAGTTTCAAATGAACATGCAGTTAAAAAATGTGGAGGTTGAAGGTATGAAAAGTAGAGAAAAAGAAAAGGAAGATCGTAAAGACGAAAGAACAAAGATTCAAGCAACTCAACAAAGTGAAATGATTGAGCAAAGAAAATCAGGCAAAGCACCTAAAAACTTTGAGTCCGCAGGTAATGATATACTAGGTGGCGGATTTAACTTAGGTAGTTTTGAGCCTAGGTAAAAATTATTAATTATTATTATATTATATTATGGAAGAACAAAAAGAAAATGTAGTTGAAGAAATTACACAAACTAACAATCAACAAGATCCAGGTGATGAAAACGTGATTAAAGTTGATTTAAGTAAAACAAAAGAAAAAAAAGAAGATAACGTTACAAAAGTAAACTTAGATAAACCAACAAAACCAGTAGAAAAAAATGAAACTAAAGAAGATAACGTTAACGACGAGGGAGTGGTTACAGAGCTTAAAGATGCCGACACCCCAGAAGAACAAGAAAAAATACAACCGGAAACAGAAGCACAAGAAGAATCAGTAGTATTAGAAGAAATTACTGATGAAGAAGTAAAAGAAGAAGTTGAAGAAATAAAAGAAGAAGTTGAAGAAGCTGTTGCTGAAGCTAAAGAAACCGGTAAGCCACTTCCTGAAAACATACAAAAGTTAATTGACTTTATGGATGAAACTGGTGGTGATATAAATGATTACGTACGTTTAAATCAAGATTATAGTAAGTTAGATAATATGTCTTTATTAAGAGAATATTATAAACAAACTAAAAAACATTTAAACGATGATGAAATAAGTTTTCTTATGGAAGATCAATTTTCTTATGATGAAGAAGAAGATGATGATAAGGAAATTACAAGAAAAAAATTAGCGTTAAAAGAGCAAGTTGCCAACGCTAAAAGCCACTTGGACGGGCAAAAGTCCAAATACTATGAAGAAATTAAAGCCGGTTCAAAGCTTACGCCTGAACAACAAAAAGCTATGGATTTCTTTAATAGATATAACAAAGAGTCAGAAGAGACTAAAAAAGTAGCAGAAGCGCAAAAATCTAATTTTTTAAAGAAAACAAATTCTGTTTTTAACGACAAATTCAAAGGTTTTGAATATAGTGTTGGCGACAAGAAATATAGATTTAACGTAAAAAATACAAATGAAGTAAAAGAAACCCAAAGTGACATTAATAATTTCGTCAAAAAGTTTTTGAATGATAAAAGTGAAATGTCTGATGCTAAAGGTTATCACAAGTCTTTATTTACAGCTATGAATGCTGATGCTATAGCTAAACATTTTTATGAACAAGGAAAAGCAGACGCTATGAAAAATAGTGTTGCTAAAGCCAAAAACGTTAGTATGGACCCAAGACAAAGTCATGGGAAAATAGAAGCTGGTGGTTTAAAAGTAAAAGTGTTAGGTGATACAACTTCTGATTTTAAGTTTAAAATTAAAAACAATAAATAACAATTTAAAATTAAAAAATTATGTCAACAATAACTGCTGGAGGTTTACTGAACAGCGTTCCGTCGGCTCATAGACAAACGTTATCAGAAAACTATTTAGATTTAGCGTCAACAGCGGGAGCTGGTTGGGCGCAACAATATGTACCAGACCTAATGGAAAAAGAAGCTGAAGTTTTTGGTAAAAGAACAATTTCAGGTTTTCTTAATCAAGTTGGGGCTGAAGAGGCTATGACTGCTGATCAAGTAGTATGGTCTGAACAAGGAAGATTACATTTATCATACAAAGGGCATATTCACGATGGTGATGCTGGTACGGTTGCTGGTGGTCAAATAGATATAGATACTGATATTGATGGTGTAGCTTTATCTAATAACAAGCACGGTATTAGAACAAATGATTTAGTTATCATTGCTGATGCTAATGCTGTATGTAAAGCTATAGTAACTAAAACAGATACTACTGCTCGTATAGAAGTAGCTCCTTATGAATTTGCTACTTTAAACGCTGCCAGTCTTGCTGATGATGCTTCTGGTACTGGTTCTTGTACTATAATGGTTTATGGTTCTGAGCATCCAAAAGGAACTGCTTATGAAGGTGTACAAGGTGCTACGTTACAAGAAAGACACGAGGCTAATACACCAAGATTTAAATCTTTTACTAACAAGCCGATTATAATGAAAGATTATTACGAAGTTTCAGGTTCTGATGCTTCTAAAATTGGTTGGGTTGAGGTATCTTCAGAAACTGGTCAATCAGGTTATTTATGGTACTTAAAAGCTGAAGCTGACACAAGAGCTCGTTTTACAGACTACGTTGAAATGGCAATGCTTGAGTCTCAAATGGGTGGTGATGCCAGTGATGCTTATGCAGGTACTCAAATAGCCAATGATGACTTAGTTGATGATTACTTAGAAGGTGGTACTGCTACTTATAGTGGTGGTGTACACGGTACTCAAGGTTTATTTGATGCTATTGAAACTAGAGGTAATATTTCTTCTGGTATAAATGGTTCTAATGACTTGGGTGACTTTGACGATATATTAGCTGAATTTGACAAACAAGGAGCTATTGAAGAGTACATGGTATTCTGCAACAGAGCTACTAGTTTAAATATTGATGATATGTTAGCTTCTATGAATTCTTACGGTGCTGGTGGTACATCTTACGGTGTATTCAACAACTCTGAAGACATGGCGTTAAATTTAGGTTTCTCTGGTTTCAGAAGAGGTTCTTATGACTTCTACAAATCTGACTTTAGATACTTAAATGATAAAGCTACTAGAGGAAGTATTAACGAAAGATTTGGAGCTAGCGCTATTAGAGGTGTGTTTGTTCCAGCTGGTACTTCTTCAGTTTATGATGAAACTTTAGGTTCAAATATGAAACGTCCTTTCTTACACGTTAGATATAGAGCTTCACAAACTGATGACCGAAGAATGAAAACTTGGGTTACTGGTTCTGTAGGTGCTGCTACATCTGCTTTAGATGCGATGCAAATGCATTTCTTATCAGAAAGATGTTTAATTACTCAAGGTGCTAATAACTTTATGTTATTAAAATAAGCACTATTATTTTAAAAGAGGGTGGAGCTTAGTCTCCACTCCCTTTTATTTTTATTAATTTTATTATATATTATATTATGGCAAAAAAACAAAAAATAGAAAAGGTAGAGGTACCTGTTGTTGAAACACCAGTTGTTGAAACACCAAAACCAAAAAAAAATAATTGGGAAATAAAATCAAGAACTTATTTCTTAAAAGGAAAAAAACGACCATTATCTAGATCAATAAAAGCTACTGATATATATTGGTTTGACGAAGAAAAAGGTTACGAAAGAGAGCTTAAATATTGTTCAAATCAAAGAACACCTTTTGTAGACGAGATGGTTGGAGATCATAGATTAGATCATATAGTTTTTAGAAACGGTGTTTTATATGTAGAAAAAGAAAAAACAGTATTACAAAAACTATTATCTTTATACCATCCAGATAAAGACCGTTTATATATTGAATTTAAACCAGAGCAAAAAGCAGAAGAACAATTAGATATGTTAGAAATACAAGCAGATGCTATAGTAGCAGCTAGAGACATGGATATTGATATGGCTGAAGCTATTATGCGTGTAGAAAAAGGTTCTGTGGTATCAGAGATGAGTTCTAAAGAACTTAAAAGAGATTTATTAGTATTTGCTAGAAATAATCCAAATTTATTCTTAGAGTTAGCTTCTGATGACAATGTTCAACTTAGAAATTTTGGTATTAGGGCTACAGAACTAAATATTATTAAATTATCTGACGATCAAAGACATTTTTCATGGGGATCTACTGGTAGAAAACTAATGACAATTCCTTTTGACGAGCATCCATACACAGCTTTATCTCATTGGTTTAAAACTGATGAAGGTATGGAGATTTACTCCAATATTGAAAAAAGATTAAACAACTAATCTAACTGTAGAGGTAGTCGCCCTACGGGGCGATTACAACTACAAATAAAATCATATGGAAAAAAACAAATCTAAAGGA